AGGTAATAACTGAAATATTACTGTTCCTTCGGTTTCATTTAATTCTGTTCCTATTTTTACATCAAAATAATTATTTCTTGAAACATTTACAACAACACCAGTAAGACCATTGAAATCAATATCCATGCACTCGAAAATCCAATAAGTTGAATTTGTACATAAATTAGTATTTAAATTCTCTTTTGGTGTGCATCTATAAGTAAAATCATTAGCATCAGGCAAATATACATAGTCACAAGATAAAGCTATCTGCATTTTTGGAATTAATTCTTTTACTATGTCTATTAAATTCGCCATCTATTAATAATTATTTGTAATATATTCTTGAATTTCTGTATCAAATTCGTCTTTTAAAGCTTGTGTATAAGCCCCTTCAACGACCGTAAGAGAAAGATAAGTTTTTGCTGTTTTCCAATCTCCAGTCAATAATGATTCTTTTACATTTTTTAATTTTGTATCAATTTCAAAAGCTTCGGCTTCCGTTCTTACTGCTGTGATGATGCTTTCTACTAATTCAGAACGCTTCAAGTTGTAGTAAGTATGTCCGTCCTTTTCTTTTTGCTCATAAGAAACCATTAATTGAGTGATTACATCATAACCCACTAAATTATCTACAATATTATCAAGTTCAGAAATTTCAGGACCATCAAAAGGCTTATTAAACTTAAATTTTAATTCAAGCGATGTGTAATTATAGTCAATCGCTATTAACTTATTTTTAAGTAAAGATTGTTTTCTGATTTTCTTTTGTAACTCTGAACTGTCAAAATTTGTAACATTTGGACTTATAATAAAAGCAAAGTTATCCAAATTATATTCAGAAATTAAACTGTCAAGTTCTCCCTCTCTGGTCCAAGAATCAAAAACTGTTAAGGTTAATTTTTTTAATTCAGAATCATACGCTTTTGCTGTAATTCCTTCAACACTTTTCAAAGCATTCATAAAAGAATTAACAGCTATGTTTAAATTTTCTCTTACTATTTCCATTTAATTAACTTTTTGAAGTGATAAATACCCAAAATAAACAGTTGTTGTATCAGCAGGATCGTCTGTACCATAATCAAGTTGTAATTGGAATTGTCCAGCTCCTAAAGGATTTGGTAAAATTTCGCCTGATAAATTAACCCATGTTCTGTTGTTAGTGTCTTTTGGCTCAACTGTATAAATTTGATTTAAAACAGAAACTCCAAAATCTTTGATGTCAATAAAAGCATTTGAATTTGTAGCATTATGAGAAATCGAAACAGCAAGAGTGAATTTATAAGGTTCTCCAATTACAGCGCCTGAAGTATTTAAATTTAAATAAGTAACTCCAGCCGTTGAAGACGTACTCGAAATAGTTGCGTCTTGTGAACTTTCGTAATCTGTTAAAACTCCCTCAGCTACTGGATCAAAACCACTTATTGGAACATCTCCAATACCTTCTAAACTATTTCCGTTTACAGTTTTTAAAGGTCGTTTTGTTTGAATACTTAATGTTGTTTCATCGCCAGTATTTGTTCCTGAGGTGTTCGCTATTACTGTACTTTCAGCATCAGTAACATAATTTTTATTTGTGCTTTCTGTTACTTGTGCCGTTGTATAATCTGCATTAGCAGAAACCACAACACCATCTCTTCCATTAAAAGAAACAACCCCAACATCAATCGAAACATCTCCAATACCTTCTAAACTTTGCCCTTCGACTGTTTTAATTGGTCGTTTAGCCTGAATTGAAAGAGTTGTTTCATCTCCAGTATTTGTCCCTGACAAATTAGTAACTTTTGTTTTTTCAGCATCAGTAAAAGCGTTTGTATTTGCGTTACTTTCATACTTAGTTTTAACAGATAAAGGAGTTTCATCACCAGTATTTGTTCCTGAAGTATTCGCAATTGCTAATTTTTCAGCATCAGTTACGTAGTTTTTATCAGGCGTCTGCATTACTTGTGCAGTTGTATAATCTCCACTTTGAGAAAGTACAACACCTATACGGCTATTAAACGAATCAACTCCACTTATTCCACCCCCTCCAGTATCTTGATGTATTCTTATAGTAACCCCCATTTTTTAAAGTTTTTCTGTTAAAATAATAGAAATTGTTCCGGTTGTTGGTCCTCCTCCATACACCAAACGAAAGTAGCGACCAGAAAAGAAACTATCCTCAAAAGTTACTGAATCATTGGAAGGAACATCAACAGCAACAGCATTTTGCAAAGAATCCCAAAAATTACCGTCAGCACTTTGCTCTAATGTTACAACAGCATCAGCATCAGTTCCAGTCAATCCGATTTGTACTTGCCAAATAGAATCGTGGTTAATTTCAAAAGAATCAGTTGTAAAAGGAGCAGTAGCTGGAAAAGTTCCATCAACATCAACACCAGCAACTTGTTGATAAAACTGTTTTAAGTGATTGCAATTTGTTGTAATCATATCTATATTTTTATAATTAAATTAACCCTATTTTCTTTTTACTTACTCCATTAAATACATCGTAAGTATCTTTATTTTCATAAATGTAATATTGAATATTATTGTAATCCTCAATGCTCTCATTATAAAATTCAGAAATACCCCATTGACTAAACATTGTAGGAGTTGAATTTTCTGTATCTACTCGATTGATTCCTGTAATATCTCTTTGATTAGGGAAATCTCTCATATACTGAAAGAAAATAAATCCTTTCAACATTGATTTAATCCCTCTCGAAATTATTCTTTTCGGTTGGCAATAACATAAACCAGTAGCCCAATAATATGAGTTAAAAAATCCGGTTCTTAAATCAATACAAATTTCTTTAAAAAGTGCCAAGTAAATTGGATCAGTAGGAACGCCATCAGTCAAATTATCAATAAATAATTCTGATAATTCACAGCCTAATAAGTCTTGAAGATATCTTTTTTCATATCTATCAATATAGGCTTGAAGCTGTCCTTCACAAACTCCCTTCGCTTGTGGAATCTTATATTTTCCTACTGTAAAATCAGAAATTTGTAATACTAACATTTATTTTTTATTTAATCTTTTTTCTTCACACTCCTTACAAACTGTTTTTGTTTTAGAGGTTTTGTTTTTCTCACACTCTTTACATTCTGCTTTTGGTGTGTTCAATTCTTTTAAAGCTTTTACTTTAGCATCATTCAATTTTTTCAAATACGCTTTGTGTTCTTTTTCTGTTGCTTCTTTGCAATACTCAGCCTCAATAAATCTTTCAGCTAATTTATTATCAATGTTTTTTACTGTTCCTTTTGGAATACCTATTGGATGGTCCTTTATAAATTTTACAATCATAGCGAAGTAATTTAAAAAGCCCAATCAATTAAGACTGGGCTTTTGTTTATATTATGGTTTTGCTAAAGCAGTTTTAGCAGCAGCAATGTCTTCAATTTTTAAGAAAGCGTTTTGATTTACTGTTCTTACGATTAATTGCTTACGCATAGAACCTTTAATACGGATAAAATCTTCTAGGAAGTCAGTACCATGCTCATCAGCCATTTCAATTTGAATTTCTCTTTCTGTGTAAATTGTTCCTTTTGTAGAATCAAATACATAAGCAGTATTTTGAGGGACTAAAGGAGTCGCATAAACTGGAACGTCATCAATACTCATTCCATCAGCAGAAAAATACAAAGGTAACAAATAGTTTCCATCAGCATCTTTCTCTAATTTCATTTGGCATACATCAGTAGGATTCATTACAATAGCGTTTGGATTGTAATAAGCTCTATTTGCTTGACCAGAATTTACATTTTGACAAATAGCAGAAGCTAAAACATCATAAGTTGTAGGAAAAGGAATAGAAGCAGCCATTCCCTCGATTGGAGAACCAACACCAACTCCCCAAGTTTGAGCGTAAAAATCAACAGAATTTAATTGATTGTTAGCGGTACCAGTCCCTAAAAGTAACTGTTGATCTAATTTTAAACGCAAGTTTTCAAGAATGAAAGTATTTACTTCAGATTCAATAAATCCGAAATCTTCCATAGCATCTTTACATACAGGAATAGAATCAGCGATTTTTTTAACTGAATCAGTTGTTGTTTTCCAAGTGATGTCAGAAGAAGGAAATAAAGAACAATTTGCAACGTTATTTGCTCCTCTTGTTAAAACGTCTTGGTCAGTATAACGGATTGTTCCTCCTGAATTAGGACCAACATTCACAGAAGAAAACAAGGTTTCCATTACTAATTGTCTTACTGGTTGTTTTCCAACACCATCAAGACCGTAAAAATATTGGTCAGTTCCATCAACAACAGAAGCAGAAGTAACTGCTTTTTGCTCTAAAGAAAAAGAAGCCTTTCCTTTTTGTGCAATTTCTTCAATCGCTGTTTTAATAGAAGCAGTCTTTTTTTCTAAAGCGTTCGCCAAAGAATTACTTCCTTTTTCTTTTAAAGTAGTAATTACTTTGCTTTGCTCTTTTAAAGCAGTTTCCAACTCAGCAGATTTTTTAGAGTTTTCCTCTTGCTTAGAAGCAACTTCTTTTTGATAAGCCTCAACAGCTTCCCAGTTCTTCTTTTGTGTTTCTTCTTGCTTTGCAGAATATGCAGCAAGTTCCTCTTGTGTCATCGCTAACTTTTCAGCAGCACTTTTAAATTCGATTTGTGCGAATGATAAACTCATTTATTTATAATTTAATTAAAATAATAATTTCTTTCTTTGTTCTTGTTCTTGTTGTTCTTTCTTGATTTGGTCCTCTTTTTCGGTATTCGGCTCGTTAGTTTCCTGAGTGTTTTTGTTAAACGGCTCAAAGTTTACAAGTGAATTGTATCCAATTTTTAAGGCTTCCAGCTCTAAGTGAAACAAGTTATTAAATTTTTGCGAAAGATTACAGTCCATGACTGCTTTTATGCAAATTTCCATTCTTTGATTATAGTCTTCTAAGAACGTATTAATATCTTCTTGACTTTTTATAATTGCAAGGTTTGGGGTTTCTGAATTAGCACCAAAGACAACAGCAGAACCCTCCCAAAGTTTGACCTCTTGAATTTCCCAAATGTTTTGCTCTCCTTCTTTTGCTTGTTTTATTTTATCAGCAATGTAATTAAATCCGATTGAATGCTCTCGAATAATACCACTTTCATACATTTTTAAGAAGTCTTCTCCTTCGGTATGTTCTCCCATTTTAGAACGAAAGTACAAACCTTTATCATCTTCCTTTAATTCCTCAATTACTCCAATAGGACGTGTAACGTCATGGTAAGCTAAATGTGCTATTTTTCTATTAGTTGAAGAATTAGGACCATGTTCTTTGATTGATTTAGAGAAAGCACCCTTTAAAATCTTATCAGCGTCAGAATCAACATTATCAAAAGCCGAAAAATACCCTTCGACCATTCGATTTTTTGCGTCTGCTTTTATTTCAAAGTCGCAATTCTTACGATTATATCCTTTTTTATTGCTCATTATCTTGATTATTTTCGTTTGCTACTGTTTCAGGAATAAGCAATTCGGCTTCTTCTTCTGTTATTTTGTAGGTATAAATTAAAATCTGAATAGCTGCTGCTCTTTCTAAAGTTCCCATAGTTACTTTTTCAGCAATTGGAAGAATAGCATCAATCATTATTTTAGATTTTTCAGCTTCCATTTTCTTATCTTTTTGAAGAACCTCTATTTTTTCAGTATCTAATTTAATATAATACTCCTTGTTATCTCTTTCGTTGAAAATAGGTATTAGGTTTTCGTTCCAATTATCTACAAAGGTTTGAGCCAATGGAATAGCTGCTTCTGTATAAAGTGATTTCTTTGCTTCTGCTAAATTGTTAAATGTTTTATTTGCAGGATCATTAAAAAGTTGTGAACTCATACCGTAAACATTGCAAAACTTACGGAGTTTATTTAAATCTATTTGGTCCAGCATTAAGTCCTTTAAATTAGAACCTAACTGAGCAAATTTAACATTTTGCGATGTTGTTATTGTTTTATTATAGTTGTTTGCTCCTCCAATTCTATTTTTTAATTGAGCATCTAATTCATCCCTTTCCTCAGCAGTCATCGGATAACCTTCCTTTGAATCACTCGAAATCATTCCGGTAGCCCCTCTATTTTCAATCATTGCTGATTCTGCTTTGTGTACTTGATTAGAAGTGTCTAAAGCTAAATAAGAAGGCTGTAACATGGAAAGCCCTTTTCTATCTTGTGGATAAGAAGGATCTAACTTTTTAGAATGAATTAATTGTTCGGCTTGG